ATGTTGCCGCAACTAGGCGCAATATTGGCCCAGGGCCAAAGAAGCCTTGGGCAAGGCGGAATCAAAGCAGTCGAAAACAAATTTAAAACCTTGAGTCTGGATGAGCAAGAAAGATTTTTTACCGCCATCAGGGATAACAATATTGGAAGTAGGCCTGAAGATTTCTTCGCGCGCTTTGGTATGACTGGCTCTGAGTTTCAATTGCAAGAAATAAGCGAAACATCCGCTGCGTTCGCAATGGCAAAAGACAATGCGGAAAAAGAAAAAGTATTGCTTGAGGCTGAAAGAGAAGTCGTTGAAGGTATGGCGAAATTTTTCGGTCCTGCTTCAGAGAACCCAGAATGGTGGAGCAAAGACGCCTTGAGAGACCTCTTCATAGAAGCAGGCATAATAAAGGAGGAGCCGGATACGAGTACTCCTCGCGGGGGGAGATTCGGCGACACGACAGGCTCAAGGTTGTCGAGAACGCTTGCACGCCACAGCGCAATAAACGACATGGTTGCCGGCCGCCGCTCAATCACGTCAGCATTCAGAACGCACAATTTAGGCTCCATAAATTCCGACCACGTAACTGGTCGCGCATATGATTTGGTCGGAAATCAACTTGGAATGTACAAAACGATTGTCGAAAGGCAAGGCGGTTTTGCAGAGTTCCATGGTGGTTCAACAAACCGACATTTGCATGTCGTTCCGGGCCCTGGCGGACCAATGGGCGACACGGTTTCCCCATACACCAGACCCATGCAACGCCCAGTTATCCCCGCAACGGTCAGTCGTGGGGATATATCCGTGAACCTAAACGTAAACGGCATTGGCATCAAAGAAGCCATTCCCCAAATTAAAGCCGAATTAGAACGCGCGCTTTACGAATATCAGAATAGGTCGTAATTTATGCCAAGTGACCCCCATGGCGCTTATTCGTTAAAAGCCTCGTATGCCAATGTGGGCGTTGCGAGAATAATAACTATTCCCAAAACCAGCGATTCTGATTCTACTTTTATTTATCGAGAATCAGATTTTATCTTAACGAATTTGCTTCCCAATTTACAATCCGTATATGGCATAAATCCTGTAATTTTTCGAAAATGGGATATAACTAATGCACGCAACTGGGTGATAGTTGGGAACGATTATTACCTTGTAAAGATGCACGATAAAACGCCCTCTGCTTCTTTGGTCACATCTATTGGCAATAAAAACGAGATTTCTTTGTATTGTGGGACGGACAGCGCCCCAGGGCCAAAAACATTTATTGCCGGACACTCAATTCCTCGAGTTCAGGGGTATATCTCAGGACGGTGGGCTTCTCGGGAATCAGCAAATAGAAATGTTAGCGGCCAAAACATAAACGGCAACGAAATACCCGAGGTAGCAAGAAGACATCAAATTCCTGATTTTTCTCCGGGTGACGTTTCTGCAAATTCTGCACTAGTCGTAACCAACGATGACAGCACGGTTCTCGAGGCCAATGCATCAAAAGAAGAAGTTGCAAACGCTTGGCAACTATGGCTCAATATGGGCAAAACTCATGGTTTTGACTCTGCAATTACGGAAAAAACACAATTATATTTTCAAAATTCTAGAGGGCAAGGCGAAGGTTTTGTTAGAACGAAAATCACTACGTTTGCACAATTGAAAGCGATTTTTCCTAGATATTTTCAATTTGACAAACAACTTGAAGCCGAATCTTTTGAGGCTCTTGCCGGCAATAGTTGGATAAATAAATATTACGTCGATGGAAGGTGGTGGGACGTTGAAAGGGGATACATCGGTCTTTGGGAAATATTTGCACGAAGAGGTTTATCCGAAGCGGCTATTAAAAGAGAATTATTAGATGGTGGATACACAGAAGAGCAAATAAACGCGATACGTGCAGTTAAGGGTGTTACCGCAGCACAGTTGACAGGTTCGGATTCCGGGTCTGGTGGGTCTGGTGGTTCCGGTGGTTCTAAGGGTTCTGGTGGCGCAAAAACTGGCGATAATCAAACATGGACCGGGCCCGAGGGTTATCAATCAGGGCTAATCCAACAAATAACTATTCAGCGCAGTAGAAATATTTTCCTCACCTCTGACGAAATTCTTACTGCTATTGGTAATGACCAACGAGCGCTTAGTGAGCGAAACAGAACCGCAAGACCAATTATGTATCAAGTTTATCTTGACGGCTCGACGGACGCGGTATCAGGACAGCCCCTAATTAATCAATACATATTTGATTTGGCCCCAAATGAAATTAATTATTCAAATTTTGGCGGCGAATGGGTTTCTATCGAACGAATTGGTGGCTTCCCGTATATTGACTGGAAAAATTTTAAATTATTGCAAATTTCCATTCAATTCACGATTGCCGTGAACTTCGGGAATACGAACACGGGAGACGGATTGCAAATTTCGGCTATGGAACAGATTAAAAAATTGCAAAGAATGGCTCAAACGCCCTTTCCGGTAATGTTTTATCGTTTTGACGAATTGCTTACAAATCAATTTAGATATGACGACTCGGGCACGCCAAGGGGAATTCAATTTATAATTCAAGACTTGTCAATTAGCGCAACCCAACGTAATGAAAACATGGAAATTACTCGGGCTACGGCAAATCTCACCTTGCAAGAAATTCCAATTGAGCGGACGAATTTAATCGGTATGCCGCGTTTGGTTCATAAAAAAATCAAACCAGATGAGCCGGTCCCATTCACTGACCCAGAATATGGTCTCACAAGTGCCAATTTGACAAGTCCACCCGACCGAACAGTTACATATAGGAACTAGGAATGAGCAACGTATCTTTTGCTGATATTGAGGGCGGCGGTGGCGGAAATAATAGTGGCGGCATTGTAAAAACCCAAGGTTCGCAACGTCAAATTCCAATCGTGTTTTTTTATACACGCTCAAATAAGCCGAGCATCGATTTTGTTTCAAAACTTTCGGAAAACATTCTTGACATAAGCGTTAATTATTCGATTTCTGCCTCAACTGCCATAACTTTTTCCGTGCTTGACCCGGGGTTGGAAATAACAAAAAGAAATTACTTTCAGCCCGGTCAACCGTTCATATATCGAAGTCACAATACAAAACGTTTGCGAGACCTGAACAACTACTCGCAAATTGCAATAGATGATTATGTGGGATACATAATGGAAATTGCAGACGTCACGATAGAACAATCGCAGGGTAATTCGCCAATTGTGAGGGTGCAGGGGTATACGAGAGCAATTCAACAAATGAAACGCGACAGACAGCCTGGAGTTATAAAAGGGTCAAATCACCAATTTGTTATTAACGCGGCCAAAAAATATGGGCTCGGTGCTGTTGTTCAGCCGACCTCCAAGGACAAAAATATTACGTCGGCCGATGGTGAAAAGGTGGCCGATTCATTGTGGGATGTCCTAACAAGATTGGCTAGCGAATCAAAAGATGAAAACAAAAATCCCTACACTATTTTTGAGTCTGACGGCACATTATATTTTGGCACCCAACAATGGCTTCTTTACAAATGGGGCCACGACTCTTATCCACATACTCAATTTAACAAAAAACTTAAAAAGGATGTTACGACAACTCGGTACGTTAGTTATTTGCACTATCCGCCAAGAAAAATAAACGGAGTACCAGATAATCGTTTCGTTTTAAACCAGATGCCCACCATGCACAAGGCGGAAAATGACCCGCTGGAGGGTGATGGTAGTTGTATTGTTGAAAGACTAAATGGAACCCGATTAAGACCAGGTATGACGGTAAATGTCGGAGAAATTCCTTGGCACACCGACGATTTTTTAATTACATCTGTTGACTACCAAGAAATGGTTACTGACCCGGTAAACATCAGTTTTGCTACGCCGCCAATACAGGAAAAGAAAATTAAACAAATAGAAGTTGGTACAATTTATCCAGGCTCTATTGAATGGGCAACTGTTGAGGCATTTGCGGCAGTAATCCCTGGGTCGTATTACGGGTCGTCTCACAACCGGTGGCGAAGGGGCGGTTTCGGAGGAGTGTCTGAAATAGAATGAAACAAAGCGGAAACATCAACAGGGCGAAGGCTTCGTCTCATCCTCTTGTGGCGGGTGGGGTTTATATTGGAGTTATTAAAGCATTTGTCGATAATCGTGCTACGGTGCGGGTTCAACAATTGGGTTGCGTATTTAAAGATGTTGAATTTTTGAATAGTTCGACACGAAATATTTTGGCCAAAAACGACCGGGTATTGTGTACCTTCATTGACCAGGAAACAAATGAATTATTCATTATTGGCCCATTTAATAAAAAACTAGACACCTTCACTGGAAAAGATAAATTTAATGCCTTAATTGATGCTATGCAAACAGAAATTAACGCTCTACGGGCCGCCGCTGGTCTTGGTAATTCAAACCTTAACTCGTTAAAACAGGTTGATTGACCATGGATATTTTAAAATTTCCATTTAGTTTTTCTACCAAACGTGAGTTCTCTAAACTTAAAGAAGGAACGGATGATTATATTCGTCAAATGATAAGTGTCTGTATTTTAACGGAACCATTTATTTTGCCGTTAACGCCTGATTTTGGCGTTGCCGACCCTACGTTTTCAACACTGTCTCCAGCAACTCTTATGTTGAACGTTTCCAAATACATACCTGAAGTTTCTTTAATATCCGTAGATTCGAGTTTAAACGAAGAAACTGGAACGGTCAGTGTAAAATTCTTATACAACAGGTAAAGACATGAGCGCAGATTTTCTTCCATACATAAATTTACGACCTTTGGACATTACCCCTGCCCAGATTTATTTGGATTCAATTGAGGTTGCCAGAACTGTATTTCCAAATTTTGATTTGCGGCCGGGGACAATTGAAGACGCAATGTTTCAAGCATTTGCCTACATGTCGGCATTAAATATTGGCGCAATTAACAGGCTCCCCGACTCCCTGATGCTGGGAATTGGCAAAATGTTGGGCACCCCTTACGCCGATGGCACACGGGCGACGATGGATGTCCAATTTACGGCCAATTCCAACGATGGGGCAACAATTCCAATAGGAACAATGGTTGCCTATACGCCGATATCGGATACTGGCGAATTGAACGCTTCTTATGTTTTTGAAACAAACGAAATTCATACAATTAATGCGAACAACCCCGGGGATGCCCTTCCAACTGGCACGGTTGCTTGCACGGTAAGGGATTTGGGTGTTATGCCCTCAATTCCTACGGGGACTATTTTAACCCTACTTTCATTTTCGCAAGAACTTTATTCTGCCACCTCTGCGGGCAATTTTGTTCAGGGACAGAACGCTGAAACAATCGATGAATTTTTGATTCGCTCAACAGCAAACCTTGCATCAATGTCTTCGGCTCTAGCGACGGCGACCCAATTGAAAAATTACATTCTTGTTTCAAATCCGGCGCTGGTCAGCCGCTGTAAGGTTTATGACCTAACTGACCCAGATGGAGATTTGCTTCTGGCAGATGGAGATGTGGCTGGCAAGATTGCGGTTTTTGCATATGGGCCAAAACGAAATCTTACAGATGCTGAAAAAACAACAATTAAAAACGACATACAGGACAAGAGTGTCGCTGGGTTGGAGATTGGAATCAAAAATCCTTTCTTGTTGAATTTTAGAATAGTTGCGACATTAAGTTATTATTCAAATCTCGATAGCACTACCGTATCGGAATTGGTAAAACAAAACCTTTTAACGAATTTTTCTCCTGAAACCTCACAAGCATCTGAAGAAAAATTACGTTACAACACCGTATTGAGAGCGATACATGCACTCCCATCTGTTTATAGTGTTGATTCTTTGGCAATTACTACTCAATATTCGGGGATGACAATAACCGGCGCCGCAAAATCAGGAAATAATGTCGTTTATACATCAAATAATCACTTGTTTTCGATTGGCGACCTGGTGGCGGTAACTGCCATAACTCCAGGAACGCTGAACACGACGACTCCGACTGCCGTTATTGCAAGAACAGCAAATACGTTTACTTTGGTCAATGCTGGTGCTTCTGGTACTTATAACTCCGGGGGTACAAGTACGGGTTCTTCGCCATACTGGGGCAACGTTTCGGGTTCTGATATTGACTATTCTTATAAAGGAAGTTTGTTAAATCTACAACCAGAAAAAATTTCACTTACTCTTAATTCGATTGAATTCTAATTGTGGATATCTTTAATCCCACTCGCAACGTGATTGTTGGCAACGATTCTCTACAAGCGCAAACGCTTGACGGTTTATTTTTAAATCCGGAAACATACACCCATAATTGGACTATTTCAAATGCAATCTTGACTGTCGATTCGGCAGTAACAGTCCATCCACTTAATTATTCGTTCAAAATACAGCCATTGAATGAGGCTTCCACAATTTCAATTTCTTTAAATGGCATTATTCCTCCGGATAACGACATCAATGGTAGCGAAGCGCAATTTCATTGTCAATTTTATTCACCACATGAATTGACTGTCGAAGCAAAAATTACGAATGTTGCTGCGAATACTTTCAAAACAAATTCACAAAATCTTATTGCGGAAAAATGGGAAGCGGTTTTTACGCCAGTAATTTCTGTTGGATTAATAAATGTAAATGTAGACAATATTGAGTTTGATGTACGACTGGATATATCAAATCATGGCGGTCAAATATTTTACTTGTCGATGCCAATTTTGATGAATGAACTTGGTTTCACCAAAAATACTTTTGTTGCGAATTTGAGAAAATTCGTGCCGACATTCATATGGGATAAAGACAAAATTCAAGAATACCCAAATTATCCATTTGCTAAATTTTTACATGTGTTGACTTATTATGGCTCAGTATCGGCGCTTCTTTACACGAAGTTTTACGAATATCTGAACAATGAAATTTCTCTTCAAAATCAAAACGCGGCATTTCGGTTCAGTCAACTCACCAATCCGGAGTATATTGATTCGGAATACATCAATTGGTTAACACAATTTAATGGCACACCAATCTACAAAACCATTACCAGCGCAACAAGTACAGAAGTAATTAGTAATGTTGACGAATCGCTTACGTGGCAACTCATTAACGGCTATTTTGGAAGAAATGCTGGGACATTGTTTGCTATTAAAGAATGTGCTCAACAGGTGCTTACGGGCAATAAGGTTGTATACGTTTTTCCAGGCGGCAGTTTTTTTCAAATCAATATTTACACCTTATTGGCAGAAACTCCGGGTGTTTTAAATGCGGGTGATTCGTCGCCAGAAGTTCTTGCTTTGGTGGCAAAAACCAAGCCGATGGGTTTTGAACTAAATCATGCATCATATGCTGTTTTGCCACTTATTCTTGATGACTCAACCTACGGACTATTGGGCGGGCCTACCGCCCCATCAGCGCCAGGGCTTGGTTAAGTGGTAAACTTAGAATTCGAAAGTGGGAGGAAAAATGAGTACAGCATTTATTAAGCAAATAGTTGAACAGGCAGTAAAAACTTTCATAACCGCATATCTCGGTGCATGGGTTGCTGCAGGCTCAAATTTTGATGCACTAACCGATACAAATAACCTCAAAATTGGTGTTACCGCGGTAGCGGCGTCAATTGCAATGAGCATGGGCTTAAAGAAAGTTGGCTCAAATAAGGACTCTGTTTCGGTGCTTTGACCCGAAACTGTCCTTATGGACAGGGGTTCCTAATCTACAATCTTTTAGGTCTTTGATTAGGAGAACACGTCTGTGATTGCTGGGGTTTATAACATAATTATTGAACAAGGCTCCACCTTTTTCCGCCAACTTACCATCGAACAGCCGGACCTGGACGCCGACCCCACGGGGGAAACTTTCATAAATTACAACCTGGCGGGCCATACCGCGCGGATGCATATAAGACGAACCGTAGAGAGTACAACGCCAATAATTACCCTAACAACGGAAAACGGCCGGATAGCAATAAACCCGTATGTCGCGGACACACCTACGAGAAACAACGAAATCTTTCTTACCGTTTCCGCCGCTGACACGGCTTTACTTGAAACAAGCGGTGTTTACGATTTAGAAATAGTCAGTTCGGGCGATGTGGTCTCTAAGGTAATACGTGGGGACGTCACCCTGATACCCGAAGTCACCAGATAAGGGCAAAACCAACCTGGCCGTCTTCCGTCGCCAAGATGGAGGAAATGTATAATTAGGGCATGGTCGTGCCTAATCAAGTAATTGTAAATCAAGATGCTCCGAATTTAGTCAGGGTCAGGGCATCGTCGGGTTCGGCCAACACCAGACGCCACGAGCATACACAGTCAGTGGCGTCCACGAATTGGGTGATTAGCCATACTCTTGGCGGGAAACCATCGGTAACTATTGTCGATTCTGCAGATACGCACGTTGTCGGTGATGTAACATATAACAGCACGACTCAAATTACGGTTAGTTTTTCAGCGGCGTTTTCGGGTAAGGCTTATTTGACATAAGGAAGTAAAATGGCACAAAAGTTTCTCACAAACCTAAACCTCAACCAGAATGAACTTATTAATGCCACCTTCCAAAAGGTTGGGGCGGACCCGGGTTCCGCTTTTGAGGGTCAGTTAATTTACAACACGACCACCCGCACAATCAAGGTCTATGCGAATGGTGCGTGGCGCTCACTACCGCACAGCATAGTTTCTGGTGGCGGCCTTGGCATTGCCGAGGCCCTAACGGTCTCCGAATCCAACGGCACGTTCACCCTCACGCTCAATGTCGCCGACACGGACAGCGCTGGTTTGTTGCCCGCCTCTTTCTGGAACATGCTCAATGATGCAACTGACGATGCAACAGCAAGCAAACTTGTAAAACGTGACGCAAGTGGAAGAGCAAAAATTGCAACACCGACAGACGCAGCCCATATTGCGAACAAGGGTTACGTAGATGCGGCTCGACAAGGTCTTGATGTCAAACAATCAGTTCGTGTTGCGACGACCGGACCAATCACCATTGCCACAGACCTTCAGGCTAACGATGTAATTGACGGAGTAACTCTCGTCGCTGGCAACAGAGTACTCGTTAAAGACCAAAGCACCGCCTCGGAAAACGGCATCTATGTCGCCGTCGCCTCCGGCGCGGCATCGCGTTCATCCGACGCGAATGGAACTGCAGACACCGGTGAAATTTCTGCTGGCACGTTCACCTTCGTAGAAGAAGGTACCGAAAACGCCGACCACGGTTTCGTCGTTTCCACGAACGGAACAATCGTTGTTGGCACGACGGGAATCGCCTGGACGCAATTTTCCGGTACTGGTTCGTTCATCGCTGGCGATGGGTTGTCCAAGTCGGGCAACACTATCAACGTTAATGTTGTTGCGAACAGAACGGCAATCACTAGTGACGCGGTTGACATTGCCTCTACTTATGTTGGTCAGACAAGCATCACAACGCTCGGAACAATCACGACCGGTGTCTGGACCGGCACAGACGTT